TATCGAGATCGTGGAGAAGAACTCCTAGATCGTCCTACAAAAAAAAGGAGGCACACAATGGGTGCTTTGACTATGGACGAGCTTGACGCAAAAATTGATAGCAAGCTCAACGAAAAGAAGTCGGCTCTGAGGGCTGAGTTCCAAGAAGTTTTTGACGCTTCGCACGCCGAAGCGGTACACAAGGGTTACAAGGAAGAACCCGCAGTCATCAAGCTCGGCAAGCTGATCAACCTGTTCGGCCAGTCTGGCGGTTCGGTCGACAAGATGGCCTTCCTGAGCAAGAAAATGTACGGCGACGACAAAGAAATCGGCGGGTACGTTTCCAAGGCTCTTGAGGCCGGTGTTCCTTCCTCGGGCGGTTTCGGCATTCCCCAGGTTCTTTCGGCTCGCGTGATCGAAGCTCTTTACGCTCAGACCATCCTCGACAAGGCTGCCGTTACCCGCCTTCCGATGCCCAACGGAAACCTTCGCTTGGCTCGTATGGATACGACCTCCACTGTCGGTTGGGTTGGCGAGCTTCCCGCTGCCAGCACCACTCAGCCGGTTTATGGCGACGTAAACCTGTCTGCCAAGAAATTGTTCGCTATCAGCGAAATTAGCAACTCGTTGATCCGCTACAACTCGGTTGGAATTGAAGGCTGGCTGGCCCGAGACCTCCAGAAGAAGTTCCGCTTGGCTCTTGACTACGCTGCGTTCTACGGCCCCGGCACCCAGTACTCGCCCAACGGCCTGACCAACCTCGGCGTTCAGACCATTGGTTCTTCCTCGACCGTGCTTGACCAGTTCGCTCCCCGCAACATGATTGCGCTCCTAAAGGCTGCCAACGTCCCCATGACCAACCCTCATTGGGCCATGTCGCCCCAGATGGAATCGTGGCTCATGAACTTGAAGACCACGACCGGCGCTTGGATTTTCTTGCAGGAAATGAGCGAGCGCGGAACCCTGGCTGGCTACCCTTACCATGTATCGACTCAGATCAGCTACACCGACACGACCGTCGACTACGGCGACCTGTGGCTCGGCGACTTTGACGAGTTTATGTGGGGAACCGGCTTGGACATGGAACTTCGCATGAGCCAGGATGCGGCCTTTGTTTCTTCGGGAACGACCTACTCCAGCTTCCAGCGCGACTCGGCCCTTGTCCGCGTGGTCGGCGAGCATGACTTCAACGTGATGCACCCTGTTTCGTTCGTTCAGGGAACCTACTCGGTTACCTAAGTTTCTAAAAGGTACGGCCCGGTGGAATAATCTGCCGGGCTATTAAAAGGAGAGTACCATGTCCATTCCCAACAATTTCCCCCAGCGCACCGCTGCTGCAGCCTTGATTGTTCCTGTGAGCAATGATGGAACCCTAGTCAACTCGGTGATCATTGACCGCCAAGCCTACCAGTCAAGCAAGGTGGTATTGAACTTTGCCAGCTCTGCCGGCACCCCGACCACCGCTGTTGCTTCGCTTAAGGTTTACTCAAACTCGGCGTCCAGCACCTCCAGTCCCACCCCGGTTCTTTTGGCTACCCTTGAAACCGCGTTGAATGTTAAGACCGCCGGACTGACCAGCTACGATGTGGACTTCTCCAATGCCAAGCGCTACGTTTATGTCGCCCTTGACATTGACTATACCGGAGGCACCAGCCCCACCAACATCGTAAGCTCTGAAATTATCCTTGGCGACAAGACTTCTCAGCCCGCCAACTCTGGCACGGTTTACGGTCGGTAGCTATGGCAGTTATTGACGGCCTGACCACGCTAAGTCTGGTAAAACTTGATCTTGGACTCACCGATACAACTCACAACAACCTGCTTGAGCAGTTGATCAATGGTGTTTCCAATCAGATTCTGGCTTACCTTGACCGCGAGATCAAAAGGACTGTCCACACGACAGAGCTTTATGCCGTCAATAACGCGCAAACTCTTCTCTTGAAAAACTACCCTGTCCAGACACTTTCTGAGTGCAAACTGGGCGGGGTAGTTCTTAACATCGGCACGGATGTGGTTCTTGATGGCCCATCTGGCCGACTATACCGCGCTCAAGGCTGGATCGGAAACTACTACACGCGCGGAACTTTTCCAGATATCTTTTCTGGTGCGCGGGACATCAGCGTCACCTATACTTCTGGCTATTACTTGCCCGCAGACGGAAGTTATACCGCTGGTGCCACCGACTCGCTTCCTTTGGCAATCACCATGGCTGCAAACCGAGCCGTTTCGACCACTTTCCGCGTTCTTGACGCTCAGTCTCAGGGCCTCAAGAGCTTCACCGAAGGTGGCATCTCGCAGACCTGGGTCGATTCTTTTCCTGCTGGCTCAACTGGTTTTGATCCGGTTACCCTCGGAATGCTTTCTCTCTACAAGAGGCGGGAGGCTGTCGGATGACTCAGGCTTTCTCGGTTACCATTCAATCCCGCACCGTTTCGGTAGATTCGGAAGGAATCCAGAACTTTACCTACTCTACGCTTAAGACCATCATGGCCGACGTGCAACCGGCCAGCCTAAACACATCTGAGCTTCGGCTATACGGAGCAAACGATCTCAGCTCAAACGCAAAAAGAATGTATTACAGCCCCGACCCTTCAATCGATCTTTTGACCCGGCTTGTCATTGATTCCCACACCTACGAGGTGCGGGGAGTCAACTTCTGGCCCCGGCACTCAGAAGCTCTTTTGTTCCCGCTTCAAGGAGTTGGCGCATGAGTGATTCTATCGGCTTTGACCGCGCAACCATAACCAAAGAAATTGAGGCACTCAAGGCTAAGTTCAGAGACCGTGCAGCGCATCTGAACACCAACGAAAAAAAGGCTCTCAACGACTGCGCCCTTAAGGTCGAGCGGTACGTCAAGGAATCAATGACCAACACTCAGACCGACCCCGGCGTTTCCTACCAACGTGGATCAAACTCTCATCATCCCAGCGTACCAGGCAATCCACCGGCGGTCGACACTGGACGGCTGCGCGCCAGCATCACTCACCGCGTCGTTGACGAATCGCCGGCCGCTGCTTACGTCGGAACAAACCTTGATTATGCTTACGACCTAGAGTTTGGAAGCTCTAAGATGGCCCCGCGCCCTTTCCTGCAACCCGCCATCGATGCCAACGAGGTTTGGATCAAAAACAAACTGTCGCAGTTTGCCCAAGGCAAAGCCGGGGAATCGCCATGAATATCAAAACATGGATAACAACCAAGCTTTTGGCCGATTCAACCTTTACCACGGCAATCGGTGGCACCAGTCATTTCTTCTATGGATACCCCAACTCTTTCTCAACTTTGCCAGTTGTGGCATACTCTGAATCAGGACATAGCACAACAGGATATTTTGATGACGCAAGCACGGCGGTTGAATCGGCTTTGACGTTTGACATTTACAACACCACCAGCACCAGCAGCATCTTTGATGCTCTGGCTTCAGTAATGGCTGCTAACCTGTTCAACTTGGATTTTTCGACAGACCTTTATGAGACTGATGCAAAAATGCACCACAAAACGGCTCGCTTTAGGCGAACCGTGAGATCAGAAGACTTGGTATAAGGATAAGGAGGGCAAAAATGCCTGCAACCAATCAAAGGCCAAGGTTTGGCGCACGAGACCTCGTGTATGCCGTCCTTGACGAAACCACCGACATTGTTGGAGGAACACCGACTTACGGAAGCGTTAAGGCGCTTGCTGGTCTTGGTAAAATCGGCGTAAATCCGAACGACACTCAATCCACGCTTTACGGAGACGACCAGCTCCAGCACATCGCTGCAACAATCGGCAAAATCGAGGTTATGTTTGACCTCGCTGATATCCTGCCGTCAGCTTATGCCGAAGTTCTTGGTCATACCTACGCCGCCGGCCAAATCATTGAAAACGTCGCCGACCAGCCTCCCTACATTGCAGTCGGCTTCAAGCTCACCAGAACCGGCGCACCGACCTATGAGTACGTCTGGCTCTTCAAGGGGAAACTTGCCAAGCCTGAGTTCAGCGAAGAGACCAAGAAAGAGACGATCAATTTCCAAAGCCAGAGCTTCAAGGGAACTTTCCTTGCCCTGGCCTCAAGCGGAAATTGGCGCAACCGGCTTCGCACCGATGACACCTCGGCACCCGCATCGACCATTACCGGCTTTTTTAGCTCGGTCGTTCTCAGCACCGGCGCTGACTTGACCGCTTTCACCTTGGTAAGCGGAACCGGATCAAGCTCTGGAAAGACAGTCACTTTGACTTTCTCCAAGGCCTCGGCTACCAACGCTGCTAACGGCTCTGCTCAGAATATCCAAGTCATTAAGGATTCCGACAAGAGCATTCAGGTGCCGACAAGCTACACGCCTGGAACGGCTGGAACTTCGCCAACTTTGGTGCTGGCATTTTCCGCTATCGCTGCCACAACCTACACCGTTGTGGTCAATGCCGGACTTCAGGATACCAACGGCGTCAGCGTGACACCGAAGTCGATTGCAGTTACAGTTTCTTAATGTAAGCCGGGGAGAAATCCCCGGCATATTTCTAGGGGAGTTTAGGGGGGAAAAATGGGAAGCATGGTTTTACGAATTGATGATGTCGAGCCGGATCGAGACACCATCGAGATTTCAGGCAAAAGTTATGAGCTACTTGGTTATGAGGATTTTGGACTGATCGACAATGCACGGCTACGGAAAGATGGCCAGTTAATTCTAGATGACATGGCAAAACTTGATCAGCTTGACGAGGCTGGCTTAAAGACTTTTGAGGAAAGAATTGAAGGCATGATTTGTCGGGTTCTTCAAGGTCTTGAGCCGGAAGTCGCAAAGAATCTTCCGTACAAACACAAGGCGGCGATTTTAACTGCTTTTTGGCAGGCCGTCGTCAAGCGAAGTCAGGAAGCAGTGACGACGGCGGACAAGCAGTTGAATCCGACTGGGGAGACGCCCTAGCACGGCTTCAGCGGTTTTATGGAGGTGACCCGGTCAGATGGCTGGAGATACCTACCCGCTGGCTTTCGGTTTACTTGACCATGCTCCCCAGGCTAAGGGCTGAAGAGTCGATGCGAAGGGTTACCGAAAACCAAATCGCTGCTGGTGCTTTAGAGAAAGATTCTGCCGACGATATCTGGCAAGCTTGGCAAGAATCTGCGTATCCTGAAGAAGAAGAGATTGACGTTGACCCTTTCTGGTTTTGAGGAGAAAGCATGACCGTTGAAGAAATCGCAGTAAAGATCACCGGCGACTCAACCTCACTTCAAACGGCCATGAAGTCTGCTGAAGATTTATTGAAAAAGTTTGGAATCTCGCTTGATTTTCTGACCAAGGTTGGCGCGGGTGCTGCGCTCAAAGCAATCGGTGACGCAGCCTTAGAAGCAGCCAAAGCATTTGCTGAAAGCGAAAAGCAATCGCTAAGGCTTAACGCAGCCATCTCCGCTTCTCAAACCATAGGTTCAAGCGGTCGCCGTGCTTTGGATGACCTGGCTGCCTCAACCGCCAAACTTGCTGGAGTCGATGACGACGCGGTTACCGGAATGGAAGCTATGCTGGTTTCTACCGGCAGAACCACCGACGAAATTAAAAAAATGATGACCGCTGCGCTTGGCCTTTCCAATGCAACCGGGGTAGACCTTAACACGGCCCTCACCCAGATCAACGCTACGTTTTCTGGAACCGCTGGACGGCTAGATAGAATGACTCCGGCGCTTAAAGACTTGACGGAAGAGCAACTAAAAAACGGCGGTGCGGTTGATATTTTGCTGGCCAAATATGGTTCTCTTGCCACGGCCTTGGCCGGTTCTTCATCTGCCAGCATGGCAAACTTTGAGACCCAGCTTGGCAACGTTCAGGAAGCTCTTGGCTCGCTTGTGGAAGTAAACTTAAAACCTCTTCGTGATGGCTTGGCCTCGGTTTTTGAATGGTTTGTAAATAACAAGCCTGCAATCATTGCAGCCTTTCTTGCAGTTGAGGCCGCTGTCGTTGCTCTGGTTTCTTTGGTCAACCCGATTGCCGGCATCATAGCCGGTTTGATTGCTCTTGGCTCAACCGTGGTCACTCTCGGAAGCCAAATGGAAACTGCCACCAATAAAGCAGTCGATGCAGAAATAAAATATGCCAAAGCCGTTAATGACGTAACCGCAGGGATGACTCGCGGTGAAAAGGCAGCTTTTGACCGCGCTCACGCCGGAGAAACGGCTGCAAAAAAAGCAGAGGCTCAGGCAATTATAGATGCCGAAAAAGAAAAGCAAAGACAAAAAGAAATTGGCGACGCTCGCGTGGCTGCACAAAAGGCTTATGACAACTCAATTACCATTACCGCCGAAAAAGCCAAGGCTGGATTTATAACTCAAGAAGAAGCGGCCAAAGCAAACTTTGATGCCAATAACAAGCTTATCAATGACCTTTACAATCTTGGATATACGACCGATCAAAAAACTGGAGCTAATGGTTCTGCCAGATTGACGAAGGCTCTGGCAGACTATCAAACTCAAACGGATGCATTTAAAGCGGCAGAAGATGAAAAACTTGCCAAACTTGCCGAGTCTTTAGCTCAAGAACAAACCTTAAAACAGCAGGCCGATGTTCAAGAGGTTTTGAGCATGGGTATTTCGCAAGACATAATGACACAAAAGAGAGAAGAGGCTAATCAAGCTTACCTTGACTGGCTGAAACAAAAAGATGACGCCGACAAAACTGCTGCAGAACAAAAAAAATCATATGACGCGGCCGCTTTGGCAATGCAAAAAGATGCGACTTTTTATGCTGATCAGTACTTGCAAGGCATGACAGAAATTGGCAAAGTTTTGAGTTATCACGACACGTTGCAGCAAAACATTGCAAACTCTATTCAAGCCGTTGCCAGTGCGTTCATGCAAGAACTTCCCAAATTATTGCTTCAGGCCGGTTTGCAAATGATGACGCCATTAACTTGGCCGATAGGGCTTGGTTTGATTGCAGCCTCTGGTCTGGTGGCTCTTTCCAACGCTTCGGGCTTTACACAATCAGTGCTTACAGGAAATCCAATCAAAAAGTTTGCCGATGGCACCAACTCGGCTCCCGGCGGTTTGTCATTGGTTGGAGAGCGTGGCCCAGAACTGGTCAACCTCCCCACCGGCTCCAAGGTTTACAACAATTCTCAAACCACCTCAATGCTATCGCAGTCCAATAGTAAAACGTTCGTCTTTAACTCTCCTGCAGCACTTTCGCCGGTTGAGACCAGGCGCGAGTTTGAGCGCATGAGCCGACGTTTAGCCTTTGAGGGTGTGGCATGAGAACTTTAGTCTACACCAACGCCAACGGCTTAAGCCTGACGCTATCAAGTCGCCCTTACATGATCACCAAGATCGACGGCCTTGGATCACCAGGTCTTGGACTTCAAGAAAAGTTTGCCCCCTATCAAGACGGAAGCACTTTGATTGATCAGCTATACCAGCCCCGCGACCTTACCGTTGAGTTCTCGCTGGCTGCGGTTCCATCCAATTTGTCAGGAATCGCAACCGCCAGAAGAACCATCGTGGCCGCGCTCAACCCGAAAACCGGAATCGGCCTTTTGACATTTACAAACGACTATGGCACTTGGCAGATTCCGGCCATTCCCGCTTCATCGCCGGTCTTCGCCAACCGAGTATCGACCGAGGCTTACCAACAGGTGCAGGTCGTTTTTCATTGCCCAACCCCTTATTGGCAGGCCACAACGCAAAGCACGACCAGCTTGTCATACCTTGGATCGAGTTTGGAGTTTCCGGCTGCAGGTTTAGACATGGTTGCCGGAGGAATTGAAATTGGTTCTCTTGGAACTCTTAACGGCAACGTTGTCAATTTGACCAATGGAGGCGACGTAGACTGTCCGATTACCTTGCGCTTCTATGGCCCGGCCACCAATCCAAAAGTCATTAACAACACGACCGGACTTTATATCAGAATTGTCAAAGTCGTGGCCTCGGGAGATTATTTTGAGTTCAACACGACATTCGGACAAAAAACGGTCACAATGTCGATATCTGGTACATTAAGCAGCGGAATGCAATATTTAGACCTCAACAGCACCTTTTTTCAGCTTCAACCTGGAGTGAACCAGCTTCAGTTTGTCGATGAAGGAAGCACGGCAGGATCAACGGCCACAATTGCTTACCGCACGCGGTATATAGGAGTTTAACAATGGCAGAAAGCAGTTTCTTTTTTACCTCAAGCGGTGGAGACCGGAAATATACGTCGGCCAACTTTGCCACTTTCTTTTATGAGCTGACCCAGCGCGGTGAAGGCGTAATCAAAAGCATAGACAATGAGCTTCAAGTTACCAACCCCGGCACCCTTTCTGTCGATATCAACACCGGCACCTCGGTCAAACGCGGTTACCTGTACAACAACTCGACCAGTTTAAACAAAGCGCTTGATGCCGTAACATCTGGAAGCCAGCGCATCGACCGAATTGTGACCCGCGTTGATTTGACCGCTCGCACCATGTCGATTGTAATTGTCAAAGGCACCGAGTCGGCCAGTCCATCAGTTCCCTCTATTGACGGAACCACTGACGTTCTTCTGGCTAAGATTCTGATCAACAATACCTCTGGCACCCCGGTTTATACCGTCACCGATGAGCGAGTATATCGCACGGCCATAGCAAGCATTGGTGGCATGACGGCTGCAGATGCTCTTTCGGGAGTTACTCCAAGCACTGTTGGAAAATCAATGCTTTCGGCAGCCGACAAGCCAGCCCAACAGGCTTTGGTTACCGCTGGAGCGGTTGGAATCGCTGCGCTTAACGCAGTCTCTTTAACTACCGTCACAGGCTTTAAGGCTGCAGATACTGCTAACGTAGCTGGAACCACCCCAGGAACGAGAGGTTTGACGGCTTTGTCGCAGGCCACCACACTTGATGCTGACACGGTCGGAGGTCTTGCTGGCGTTCCTGTTGGGTCAATCACAATTTTTGCAGGGCCAACAACTCCACCCACCGGATGGCTTACTTGTGATGGATCAGCAGTCAGCAGAACCACTTATGCAAGCCTATTTGGTCAAGTTGTAACTTCAATGGGAACTTTTACCGTTACCATAGCTGCGCCCGGAGTTTTTACATTGTCGGCTCATGGAATGGTGAGCGGTGATGTGATTTACCTGACCACAACGGGAGCTTTGCCAACCGGATTATCGGCAAATACTCTTTACTGGGTCACGGTTATCAATTCAAGCACTTTTAACGTCTCAACAACTTTTGCAAACTATTCTGCTGGAACAAAAGTAACAACTACCGGAACCCAGTCTGGAACTCACACCGCTCGCAGGTGCCCTTGGGGTCTTGGTGACGGAAGCACAACGTTTACCCTTCCCGACTTGCGGGAAGCCGCTCCTGTTGGAATCGGAACCAGGGGCGTTGGAGTTTCACCAGATACCTACAATCTTGGGCAGTTCAAGGATGACCAGATGCAGGGTCACTACCACGGCAGATTGGCCTCAGGGCTTCAATTTTACGTTCGTGTCGCTTCTGGCGGCTCACTCACTGAACCTTCTGCTGGAACCACAATCCGCATAGACACCACGACTGGCGACCCGAGCGCAGACGGATCGAGCAACGGCACTCCCCGCACCGGCACCACCACCAGAGGCAAAAGAGTGGGCGTCAACTATATCATCAAATACTAGGAGACAAAATGAAAACGGTTTATCAGCTTGATCAAAACGGAACCTATATCGGCGAAACGGTAGCTCACGAATCACCTCTTGAACCCGGTATTTACCTGATCCCCGGCGGGTGTATAGAGACGGCGCCTCCGGTTGCCAAGTTTGGACAGATTGCCGTCTGGAACGGAAAATGGTCTTTGGTTGAATTGCCAAACGCGCCCATGCCTGAAAACCCAACCGAAGAAGACTTGGCAGCTCAAAAAAAAGCCATCCGAAAGGAAGCTATTTTGTCGGAACTCAACGCCATTGACTTCAAAAGCATCCGACCATTACGCTCCGGCGATACCGAAAGACTGGCTGCACTTGAAAAGCAGGCGGTGACTTTAAGAAATGAGCTTTCCAAGCTATGAGCCTT